CTGTATTATTACGAAATAATATGCCGTGTTTGCTGTGTCGCGCTTGCAGGGCCTTGTATAGGTCTTGTTCTTTCATGTTATCTATCTACTATTACTATTGAATTAGGATATTGTTTTAATGCGTTTAGGTAATTTTCAACAAACGGCACAAAATGAACATAAGTGCCCCAACCATTTTCAGCATTGAACTTACTAAAATAATCAGGTCTATTTTTTAGCAAATCTAAACCTTGTTCAATAATATCAATTATGTCACTTGCAATTATAGTTACTGAATCTTCAAATGCCATTTCAATTTTGTAATCTTCAGTATGTACATAATCTTTATGCAGTTGATAAGGCCGCCATAATGCTTTGTAAATGCCAGCTTGTTCAGCCATTTTACAAAGATTGTGTGTTATGTTAGCACCATAAAGTTCTTCTTTTTCTTCGTGAAAATTAACCATGTCATAACTAACATATTTTATTCGATATAAACTTACATCTAAACTCATGATTTTTTTGATTTAGGTGAACAGCCAAGCCAAAAACTAAATGAAAACTGTTTAAGTCTATATCCTTTAATTTTATACTTTGCCATTGTTTCGTTAAAAATATCTTGCATTACTTTATCTTCGCATTCGTAATTCATAAACTTAATATCTTTTTGGCCGTGTTCGTTAAATTCGGCATTAGCTACAAGTTCATCGAAATCTGCGGGCGGTTCGCTAACAGCATAAACCCGCCTAAAAATTTCTAAAAGTATTTCGTAATCAGTTAATTTTTTTCTTGGCATTGTTCAAATTTTTTAAGGTAATTTAATGTTGCTTCGTTTTGATATCCATTTGGGCCACCGTTCCACATACGTGCAAGTTCGCCATAATCAGGATATTTGCCGTACTTTTGCGCGTAAGTATAACAATTGATACCCATTACCGCCCAAAACACGCGCTCAGCTTTTACTGAATCAAACATGTCTTTGTGCTGGTAGTTAAGTAGATTTTTTAAACCCGATGCAGTAACACAAACATCATGTATTTGATACCTACCAAAAGCGCGGCCGCTATCACCTATTAAGCTGTCGGTATTTAGCGTTTCAATTTCGCCAATGGCATTTATAAAATCTGAATCAGTATCGCATGTGTCGCGCGTTATGTAAATAGTTTTTACGATAACTTCGGGTTCGGGTTTGCAGCCAAATAAAACGCCTACTAAAATAATAAATGCTGTTAATTGTTTCATGTTTAAAATAATTTTAGATGTAATGTTAAAATATCATTTGGCATCGGATTGAACGACACTTAAGGTTGAAGAATTTAAAATGATATAATTTTAAATACCTTGTTTTTCGCCACATAAACTACAAATGATATAAATTTTTAAAACCCTGCGGCATCGGATTGAACGATACTTAAAACTCTAAACATTAGCGGTATTTTAAGTTTTGTTTTTCGCCACATAAACTACACAGGATGTAAGGTTAATTAAATGCAGTCAAATAAAGTAGGTACATTGATTTTATATTCAATACTTTTAAGGTAGTATAAACCATCATCGTAATACTCAGGATTTAATTCAACTGAAATACATTTACGCTCCATTTCTAAACACTTATAAGCAGTTGTGAATAAACCACCGAAAGGGTCGCAAACTAAATCTCCTTTCATTGTAAATCTATTTAAAAGCCTAACTACTATATCAAATTGAAGTGGGCAAATATGCTTTTCTTTTTTTCTGTTTGCTTGATTAGCATTTAAAGTAGCCATTCTATTAACATCTGTCCAAACATCCTCGCTCGTACTATGAACGGGCAAAGTCATAAATAAAGAACTTAGCTTATTTTGATTTTCTAAATCTTCACATGCTTTTAAATGTTCCTGAAAACTATAAACATTCGATTGGTCATGCTTTTTCCAATGCTTACATATTTTTTCAACATCCATTTGTTTTAATTCGTTATAACTTAAAAATCTATTACCATCGCTTTTCCAATAAGCATGAGCATCTAATTGCCAGTTTGCGCGGGTATATTCATCTTTTGTTTTTGTGCATGGTTCATCAGCATAAGCATTATCCATTGAAGAAGGCGCTTTTCTAAATAATAAAACATACTCAGGTAAACCAACGCCCATTTTAGTAGCGTCTTTGCATTGTTCTGTCCAGCCTAATCTGTAAGTCTGGTTATTTTCTCGAACTACATCGGTTGTTACCGTAATTTTACCAATTAAATAAAAACCGTGCTTTTGAAAATGCGCTACCGTTTTGCCGCTAAAATCATCTATTGTTGTAAATTTAGTTCCATTTTGATAACTATAACGAATCCTATCTTTGACGTGTATAGCTGCAATTTTACCCGGCTTTAAACATCTTAATAGATTAGGTGTTAAATAGTCCATTTGTTTAAAAAATTCTTCATTACCGTGATTGTGGCCCATGTCATTATAATTATCTGAGTATTCGTAATGGTCACCAAATGGAATAGAAGTTAATATCATATCATAAATATTACTTTCAATTTCATTATGCATTACAACAGTATCTTCATTATATACTGTGGCATTACCAATTTGAGCAGTTCGTCTGTTGTTAAAAATTTGTCTTTTCATGTCGCTTTTAATTTTATCTGTGTTTAATCCGTATTCTCTTACTAAATTTATCATTTCAGTTTGTAATTCAATATGCTTTACCCATTTTTCTTTTAATGCTTTTAATACATCCTGTTCATTTTGTGTAAAAATAGCATAAACATTTACTTCATTTTCTTGCTTAAATCTGTAACATCTATGTATAGACTGTATAAAATCATTAAACTTATAATCAATACCGCAAAAAATCATATTATGGCAGCTGTGTTGAAAATTACATCCTGAGCCTGCTATCTTTGGTTTTGTGCTTAATATTTGATATTTGTTATGTTTAAAGTCTATAAGTAGCTGCTCTTTTTCGCTATTATCTTGTGAACCAAAAACAGATTTTATATTATACTCTTTAAAGGTTCTATTTAATTCTTGGCGCTCAGCTTCTAAATGGTGCCATAAAATCCAATTCTTATCTGATTGGTTTTTTACAATTTCGTAGGCTTTTTTTATTCTTAAATTTATTGATTCTGATTTTTCGCGGCTTACATCAATAAGACTTTTAGTTGTATCTTTAAAAATTACTAATTCGCCTTTTTTATTATAAATTTCGCCTTCTGTATTATTTTGCACTAATACTTCAATGAAATTTAATTTAGGCAATAAATAACCAGTATCATCATATCCTAAATCAGAAGGCTTATTTATAAAAACCGCCCATGTTGAAACCCATTTCCAAAACTCCTCTTTTTTATTTGGATATAAAGTTAAATGACCTGCTTTTGTGCTATCTCTTTGAAAAAAACGTGTTAAAGCATGACCACGGTCAATTACACTAAGATAATCAGCATAATTTAATATTTCTATAAAATCATTTGGCGTTGGTGTTGCAGTAGCTACAAATCTATAATTAACATTTCTAAAGTGATTTAAAACGTAATTTGTAGTTTCTGTTTTTAAGTTTCTAAGTATTGATGCTTCGTCAAATGAAACCCCGCCAAATAATTCAGCTGTTACATCGCCTTTTCTAATACGCTCATAATTTGTTACATAAATTATATCAGAATTTACAGTATCAACAATATCAGAATCAGTAATATATTTTATTGATTTTTCAGGATATAAAAATTCTAAATCATCTCTAAATTCTCCTACTACGCCAAGTGGCATAACAATTAAAAAAGGCTTTTGAGTTATTTGAGAAACCTGTACAGCTATTTCAAGTTGCATCATTGTTTTACCTAATCCAAAACTTGCAAATATAGCACGCCTGCCGCCTGATATAGCCCAATTCACTATATCGCGTTGATGTGGCAATAATTTAGGTGATAGCGTTTTAATGTCAATGTCAGTTCCATAGTCTTTAGCTATGACAATTTTACGCTCTAAAAATTCTAAATAGTTTGTCATAAATTCAATGTTTTTTAGTTTTATAAAATTCGTTCCATTTTCTTAATACAGCAGCTTTTAAATCATCGCGGTTTATAGCGTTAATACCGTGTTTATTGTTTATGTATTCAACTGTTCCCGATTCTTTTAAAACCCTACTTTCAAATACAAAATAAACCCATTTATCTTTGTGGCCGCGCTGGATTTTTAACTGCCATAAATCTTCAAGTGTTCGGCTTTTTGCCTGCTCAGTACGTTTAACTTTCAATAGTTCATCCAAGGTAGTTTCATCTTTTACAGCAACGCCTGCAACCTGTTCTATTTCGATAACCTTTACAGGTTCAACAAAACCACAATAAGGACATGCAGCGTGTGTTTTTTCATAAGTTCTAAAACATTCTGTACAGTCTTTGTATTCGGTATCAATCTGTTCATCGGTATCTTTACGTTTTCGCTTTTGCATCCCTTCCAATGTCCATTCGCGTGTCATTAGTGGATGCCCATGTAGTTTTTGGTTTCCTACGTGATCAAGTATCAGACAGCGTTCTTTGCCTTCCATTGGTCTTAATCCGCGCCCAACAATCTGTAAATATAAACTTAGTGACATTGTGCGGCGTAACATGCCTACAACGCTAACCGCTGGTATATCTGTGCCTTCAGAAATCAAATCGCAAAACGTTAATATCTGAATATCGCGAATCGCGAACCGCGATATAATTTCTTTAACTTCGTTTTCGTGAAAGTTTCCATTTATAGAAACCGCCTTAAACCCAGCTTCATTGAATGCCGCTGCAACGTTATCGGCATGCTTAATATTTACGCAGCTATATATAGCAGGTTCGCCCGGTGCCAAACGTTTATACTCTTCAACTGCATTACCTGTAATCGCTGGTTTATCCATTTCTTTAAATAGGTCATCAGCTTTGTATTCGCCGTTTTTATCCTTTTTAATCTTTGTAAAATCCGCCAAAGATCTGAAGTTGTAATACTCAGGCATCACCAAATTACCCATTTGCACTAATTCAGCGGGTAACGGCCCTAAAACTAAATCACTAAACACATCGCCTAATCCTTGACCATCGCCGCGCCAAGGGGTAGCAGTAACGCCCAAAACATAAACAGAATCTTTGTAAAAATCTAAAATATCCTTCCATGTGCCAGCATTGGCGTGGTGCGCTTCATCTATAATCAGTAAGTCAGGTTGCGGTACTTCATTAAGCCTATTCTTTAAACTTTGAACGCTGCAAACTTGTGCTGGTAAATAATACTGTTTTGGCCTATTACCCGATATAAAACCGTGTCTTAATCCGTATCTTTTGCAACGTTCAGAAATCTGATTAACAAGGTTTTTTTTATGCACTAAAAAATAAACGCGCTTACCTTTGCTAACTGCTTCCATTGCCATATAAATAAAGGTTTCAGTTTTGCCACCGCCCGTTGGTAACACGAATAGAACTTTTTTGTTACCGCTTTTATAACTCTCTCTTATGTCGCTTACGCTTTTCGATTGATATGGCCGTAGCTGTATTGTGTTCATTTTCGATTTGGTTTAAAGCATTCATAAGTTTAAAATAGATGATCAATGTTTGCGGCTCGACCTTAGACCAATATTCTACCGTTTGCCGCCCAACTTCTGCGCGCCTGCAAAGTTCCGAAATACTGATGCCTAAAATGTCGCATCTAATAGATAGCTGTTCAAATGTTTTCATAATATTTTTTAATTTTTCGTTCAATTGTGTTGCAAAGTTAAAAAGGTTTTTTAATTTTGTGCTATTATTTAATAAAATATTTTTAAAATTTATGACAAACCAAGAGTATCACAAAAAAACTGAGTACATCAGTAAATCACTTTTAGACTTAGTACATAAGTCACCCGCGCATTATAAAGCCTATGTAGAAGGTGAAAAACAGGCGCCAACTTCAGCAATGAACTTAGGTAGTTTAGTGCATAGCGTTGTATTTAATCAGGATAATTACGCCGTTATGCCAGAATGCGACCGCCGCACAAAAGAAGGTAAATTGATTTATGAATCTTTTATGGCTGAATCCGAAGGCAAAGAATTATTTGTATCGCTTAAAGATTACGAATTAGCCCTAAACATTAGAAACGCTGTTTTAGCACATCCAAAGGCAGCATTACTTTTAGATCAGGGACAAGCAGAAATACCTGTATTCGGTAAAATTGCAGAACTTGACGCAAGATGCAGAGTAGATTTCTTAAACACAAAGTATAACGTTTGTGTAGACCTTAAAACAACAACTAATTCAGCACCCGGTGAATTTGCTAAATCTGTTTGGAACTACAGGTATCACGTTCAAGCTGCGTTCTATATGGACCTAACAAAAGCCGAACGCTTTATATTTATAGCCGTTGAAAAAGAAGCGCCATTTAATGTAGAACTTTATGAACTTGATCCCGAAGCTATTGAACGCGGCCGCCAAGAATATTTAGCCGATATTGAAACGCTTAAAAAATGCAAGGAAACTAATAATTTCCACGGGTATACAACTGATAATAAAATTCATATTCTTTCATTGCCTAACTGGGCTAAATAAATAACAAACCATGACACAACTAACAAAACTTCCAACACTTCAGGAACTTCTAATTGAAAATGAAGACAGCCTAAAGCAAAACGCGCTTACTGTTTTATTGAATCAAGATCCACCAGCTAAGTGGTTAGTTCAGCATCCAATGATTCGCGATTACCGATACATACCTATTGAAAAAATAGAATATCTGTTAACGCGTATCTTTGGCAATTTTAACGTTGAAATTCGCAACACACAGATAGTAGCAAATTCAGTAGTAGTTACTGTAAGGCTGCATGTAATAAACCCTATAAACGGCCAAGCGATGTGGCAAGACGGCATAGGCGCGGCACCAATACAAACTGACAAAGGTGCAGGCGCAACAGATTGGAACGCCGTTAAAACCGATGGCGTGCAAAAAGCTGCACCCGCCGCCGAAACTTACGCCGTTAAAGATGCCGCTGAAAAGTTTGGTAAAATATTTGGCCGCGATGTTAGCCGCAAAGGTTCGATGAATTATACTGACTTGCTGAAAAAATCAGCTTTTAATGATGAATTAGAAAAATAAATTTGATTTTTAAATATTTAATACTTACTTTTGCCTTAACTGCGGTTTGCCGCTAACCGCTGTTCAACAAGTGCAGCGGTTTTTTTATTTGAAATGTTAACACCATGTTACACCAATTGTAACGCATAAAACGCTGATAATCATAGCTTGTTACGCTGTTACACTTGTTACACCATTTCAACACGTATATGCGTGTATTTTTTATGTTCATTCTCACATATATGTAGAATATAGTGTAACATACGTAACAGTGTAACATGTACTATATATCAATAAGTTATGTGTTACACTTAATGTAACAAGTGTTAACAATAATAATAAATAATAATAATAATATAAATAATAATACTAATAATTATATAGATATAGTCTTAAAACTTATTTAAACGGTGTTTTAAGGCATTTTTACATTAAATTGGTGTATATATATCAAAACTTATTAAAAGTTGCTTAAAATGAAAATATGAAAGATACAGGTAGACCTATGAAATTCAAATCACCTGAAGAATTACAAAAGAAAATAGAATCTTACTTTGATTGGTGCGATTCACGTACACGCGTTAAGCATCTTGTGACTAAAGATGGTGTTCAAGAAGTAGTTGAAAGTTTTCCCCGACCTTATACGGTTGAAGGCTTAGCTGTTTATTTAGATACATGCCGCGATACTTTGATAAATTATTCAAACAAGGAAACCTTTTTCGACATTATTAAACGCGCAAAGCAAAAGATACTAGCTAACAAGGTTGAAGGCGGATTAGATAGAACTTATGATATGGGTGTTGCTAAGTTTATGTTGATCAATAATTACGGCTTTAAGGATAAGCACGAAACAACTGAAGACGACAAAAACATAAACATAAACATTCAGTACCCTGAAGCTAAGTAGTGCCGCGCAACATAAACATACAGCTTTACAGGCCGCACAAAGGTCAACAGCGGATCTTAGATAATAAGCGTAGGTTTAACTGTATTGTTTGCGCGCGTAGGTTCGGCAAAACTGAATTGATAACATCGGTTGCATTGCCGCTTATAAGCCCTGCTGTATTTGAAGGTAAGTTCGTTGGTATCTTTGTGGACGATTTTAAAGATTTTGCACAAAGCTGGAATAAGATAGTAGATACTTACAAAACAATTTCTGAAGGCGGAATTATAAAGCACAAAGATGAAACTTCAAAGATAATGCAGTTTCTCAATGGCGGCGTTTTAGAAGTTTGGTCCATTGGCGATGAAGGGCGAAAGGACAAAGGGCGCGGCCGTAAGTATCACCGGGTAATCTATGAAGAAACACAAAAGATACCGAGCCACATATTAGAATATCACTGGAAAACAGTTGCACGCCCTACCTTGACTGACTACAAAGGTGAGGCGTTTTTTATTGGTACAGCAGCGGGTAAAGATAACTATTGGTATGAACTATGCAGAAACGGTGCTAAGGCTGGCAATGTCGAAAAGAATTGTTATAATGATATAGATTTGCCACAAAGCGAAAACGGCAGCGACAGCTGGATAACGTTTCGCATGGAAACAACAGATAACCCGGCGATTGATCCCGATGAAGTTGCCGATGCCAGCCGCGATTTGGACCGCCTAACGTTTGAACAGGAATACAAATCTGTATTTGTTGATTATAGTGGTGAGGCATGGGTTTACGTGCTAAAGGACAAAAGCATTCAACAAAAAGTATTTCAGCCTTCAAAGAAAATAAATTGGGAAACGGAACAGATTTACGTATCATTTGACTTTAACAAAATACCAATGACCGCCGCCGTTATGCGCAAAACTACATTGGCGCCTGATGTATCAGCACGTTCACGTTATCGCTATGGTGTGCATATTGTAAAGGAATTTAAGATAGGTAGTGAAGAACGCGGTGAAGCATCAATCTATGACACGTGTCAAGCATTTCGCGAATGGGTATTTGCAGAAACAAATAAAAAGATTGGGCGTTGGTCCGATACTGCTATTTATCCCTGTACTATACCGCTACTGATTACAGGTGATGCATCAGGTGATCGTTCCGATGGTAGACAGCGCGTATCTAAAACCTACTACGAAATTATACAAGAAGAACTGCAATTACCAGCGCGGTTCTTTGTAGTGCCTAAAGCTAACCCATTACACGCTGAAAGTTACGTGCAAACAAACACTATTATTAGCATGTGCCCCGACTTCCAGATTTATGAAGATAAATGCCCGGGTTTACGTATGGATTGTTTGCGCATCAAATCCGATAACAGCCGCCGAATCATTAAAGGCAAAGGCGAAGAAAGGCAGGCCGACTTACTTGATAATCTTAGATACTTACTTAACACGTTTTGTCAAGATATAAAACTATAATCCTATGATTTACCGCCCC